GACAACAGTACCAAGCATGTAAGGGAACGTCAAGGGCCAGACGGTAAGCATTCCGAGCGTCTGTAGCCTCACTGCGGCACGAGACTTTTTCTCGTCATATACCGCCGCTACCATTTCATCAGACTGCATGAGGGTCGTTGGGTGGTCAGGAAACTGCTCCCTGAACTTCACATGCCGCCGAACTTCTAGATACTCTCTGAACGCCTTTCGGCTATCGAATGCACTTCCGAGCATTACAGAAAGGGTACACATTATGTAGAAAGTCAGCATAATTACTCCGATCTGACTCGCACGAGTCTGCCGTTTACCTTAACAAGCAAGGTGATAGGGCCAATGTCGCTGGAAGGGAGCCGCTTGAAACGGGCTTCGTTCGCTCTGTCCATGGCTTCCTGCCAAGCCTGCAATTCAATTTCACGACATGCTGGTGACTTGACTTCCTGCCAACCGTCCTCATATGTACCGGGCTTGCATCCACACGCGAACATTTCAACTCCTATCGTCTGTTGATACGAGCGTAACAGAAGAGCCGGTAGACTTCAAGTCTACCGGCCCAACTTTCACTTCTTCTTTAGGCCCTTGACAAATACAAAGATCGAGAGGGCCAACTGTGCCAGACCCAGAGCCTTCTGAGCCGTAGCAACCTTATCTCGCTTCTCTACGTATGCACTAGCGGGACGCTTTACGTTTAGCGCTTCCCACTGTCCACCGGGCGTGTTATTAAGCAAGGTCATCCTCCTTGATAGTAAATGGACTACTGTTAACGATAGCGTCTCTGTCTGCTACCAGCCTCTTCATACGCTTGCAGATCGCAGCGCGGCACTCATCCTCAGTACCGTTAAATGACTGGCTCCCCACAACGCTCCTACTATACTCCAAGGTCGGGGCCTCCGTGAAATACTGGACCTCTTCTAGTGTAATAGTCCACACGTTCTCACCATCAGGCTTTGCGGTGGCCTCATACTTAGAAACTGTGTCTGGCAATTAAATCTCTCCTATATACGAATAATGCTACCACTAGGGTAGCATATTTGTAATCCCGGTGGGACTTGAACCCACAACATACGGATTAAAAGTCCGCTGTTCTAAACCAATTGAACTACGGGATCATTCGCTCTTGCGAGCCTGATCGACAACTGTATAACCAATGTCACCAATTGCTGTTTTGATCTTATCTACTGCGTACTCTGTGTCGTCAGCCATGTTGGAGACGATTTCGTAGAATCGAGTTACGCCTTCGCTATCAGTCCAAGACAGATATCGTTTGTCATCGCTTACGAATACGTCTTCCTGAATAACCTGTGATTCACCCATGTATTCCACCCCGGACTCGAACCGGGAACGTACAGATTAAGAGTCTGCTGTTCTAACCAATTGAACTAGTGGAACATAGCGGCTTTTACACCGCGTTAAACTATTAAGTTAAAGTTGATTTCGCCCTGTGAAAACTCCAAAGAGCCAAATAACTGCACCTACAATAATCAATGCCAAGCCAATCCAGAAAAGGACTGCCACAGCCTTTACAAACACTCCGATCAAAAGAAGGATCAGACCTAGTGCGATCAAACCAAGCAATTGCTTTACCTCCTATATTTGGAACTTTCGTTCCAGTGGAATCTAGGGGATTCGAACCCCTCCGACTTGCTTGCAAAACAAGTATGCTGCCGCTAACATCAAGACCCCATTGGTTCCGTTTCCTCCATATAAGAAACGGTTTCCTAAAAGCGTGGAGAAGATGGGATTCGAACCCACAACCTTTGCCTTGCAAAAGCACTGCGCTACCGTTGCGCCACTTCCCCATCGGGTAATGAAAACTCCGCTTGGACGGCTAAATTCACTACCTAGGTCACTGTTGCTCCAAGATTTCCAAGGTGACCTTAAGTTCTTCTAGTCTACACGCTCTCGTCTCGGGTGTCAAATGCCTCACCACAAGCCTGACAGCAGGATACACTCATGCCGTCTTCTTCAATGATGAGTTCTCCTGTGGCAATATCACCTTTGCACTTTATCTGCAAACCGCAAAGCATGATAATACCCTCGGGAACCACTTTACTCCTTGATTTGAACGTCTAGCACTTCAACACCGCACTCTTCGCCGGTATCGAAAACATCGTGAAGAATATCCTTTGCGTCTGACTTGTCAAAAGCCTCGACACAGACCTTTAGGACTACTTCAAACTCAAACTGCTCCGTACTCATACTCAAAGTATATCACCGTACAGTTTCAAAATCTCTTTTGCCCAAGCAATTTTATCTTCAACCCTCTGTCCCTTTGGGTGGCTTGTACTCCAAAGTTCAAGGTTTTCAAGTCTATTGTCTGAGCGAATTCCGTTAATATGATGCACTGTTTCTTCCGGCAGAAGTTCTCTACCGATGTGCTGCTCCATCACATAACGATGTTCTAGTTTTACTTTGCCACCGACGCCGATGATTCTATAGCCATCTTTATTGGTATGCCCTTCACCCATCTTGACCATTGGTCTAATTGGTGAAAGAGGCTTACCTCTCTTTTGCTGAGCGAAGTGCGCTCCGCATAGCCCCTTCGACTTATGCTCCCTGTCACAACCTTCAAACGTGCAGAATTCATAAGTGCCATGGACTACAGTACGTCTTGGCGATGGTTCGTAACCCTTTGCTTTTTGGTTGTAATGATACTTGCATAGCCCTTTGGCATGAACATCATCATCACAGAAGTCTAATGTACACTGTTTCATAGTGTACATTATAACACCAATATGTAAAAGTTACAAACTGGTACAGGTAGAGGGATTCGAACCCCCACGTCTCTTGGTTCGTAGCCAAGTGTTTTATCCGTTAAACTATACCTGCATAACGCTGCTGTCTAACCCAACGACCTAGAGCGAATCTTGTTGTGCTTTTTCACCAAGCGTACTTACACAATTCGACTCAAATTGCTCAGAACCTAGATGGGGTTCTAGGTGGTGCAGCCGTGCCCTGTCTAGGTAATGCTCCTAGTAACTTTCGGGTTTCAACCGAACGCCTCACTTTTTAGCCTACAGGGCATAAACCGGGGAAGAAACTCAACGAATCTTCGCCGGTATACAAGAGTCTACATGACTCTTGTTTGAGTGTCAAATCTTACCAGAAGACTCCGACACGAACGGCCTTAGCGATATCTTCCTCGTCGTACCAGTCGTCATCGTCCTCGTCAATAACTGACCACTCAAAGCCTTCGTCAATTGCCTTCTCGGGGGAACCGAGATTGGCTTTCCTAAACGAATTACCCTCTTGATCAGAAGACACAAGGAAAATGTCATCATCTTCGTACTGCTCTAGGATTGCTAGAAGTTCTGTCTTAGTCATTTTTAATCCTCTACACCGGGCGGGGCCTCAAAGTACCCGCTATCTTGATCTGAATACAATGTGATTAGTTCGGCATCACGTGGACTGAGAGTGGGGTTAAACCTAGCATCCCGTTCCATATCTTGCCAGTTGAACCATAGTCTCCAAGCATGCCTACGACGCTTGAAATCATCTTCCTCTACACCGGCCAGCCAGAATGACTTTATGGTGCGCTTGTAAGTGTGTCTCACATGCGTCATGTTAGGTACGTAAGTCTCCCTGATACCTTCCATATTGTCAACCCAAGCGAGTTGAGAAAACATGGCTTCAAGGTACTGAGGCACACCCTTATCGCAGTATCGAAGGAACCTGTCGAGTGACGCTTTAGTCACGTCCTGAGTGCCTGTGATGCGCTGCTTAGGCTTGAACTTTTCGTACCCATACACTTCAAAGCGGTCAAAATCTGAGTTCGCATGAGCAAGCCCGTAGAGCCTTGAACCGTGTGGTGTTGATAGTAATAGTTCCATGCTTCCCTCCTGAGATATAAAGACACCCGGCCATTTCTGACCGGGTGCCTATCGGGGCGGAAGGTGAGGGAGTCGAACCCACATCGGTTTTACCCTTAGCAGTTTTCAAGACTGTGTGCTACGCCAATTGCCGACCTTCCATTTGGGCCGAAGCCCTTATATTGTATATATTAACTTTTATTGTGTTGTTCCGTAATGAATATGAGGACCAGTTGACTTAGTTCTTTGTTCCCCTAGCGACTTCTTTACATTCTTAATTACTTCTTCATTTAAGGTGTCAAAGTCAGTCTTATCATTTGTAATGTTAAACGTGTACTGAGGGTGGTTCTCATAAACATACTCAGTGGTCACTGTCTTGCTGACCAACTTGCCGTTTTCGTACTTTTCCTCTGTTACTACTCGTGCTATCTTCTGATTACCAGAATATTGAATACTTCCACCCGTAGCAAAAGTGCCATTCTTATACTCGTACATGTTCTCTCCTTAAGTGCCTCTATTGACCTACGAAGTCACTTTCGCATCTTATAAGGAATGCTGAGAACACCGTCCTCCCTAGAGGCATGAAACTGGTAGACGCAACAGGATTCGAACCTGCGACAAACTCCGTGTAAAGGAGTTACCTCACCATTCGGTCTTACGTCCATAACCAGTTTAAGGCACTGGCAGCCTTTTTGTCAAATCAGTTGGAACCCTGACGTACCTTAGCCTCATTGACAATAGCGTTCAGAGAAACCGCGAACTTAAGAACCTCAGCAGCAGCCTTGGTGTCGCCGGTAACCATCAGAAGCATACCACTGATTGTAGCAGCCTTGCTGTACTCCGTAATAGCCTTGACGTTGACGAAAACATCGTCGCCAGAACTACGGGAGAACGCGCTACCAAGTTCATCAGCAGTGTGCTCAGCAACCTCACCGGCAGCAGCAACAAACTCGTCAGCGTTGGAAAGGTCGTACTTCGAAAGATCAACAGCCATTATTGTATCCTTTGTTAGTGTTATTGGTTAACGTACCCACGGCAGGTACTGCCCCTGCACCGCTTCTTTATCAGAGAAGCATCCAGAACTTCTAGAACACGTGGGCTTAAAACAAGCGTCTGAGCGGCAGGATTTGAACCTGCGATCCTTGGTTTCCAAAACCAATGGGGACGGCCAAACTCCCCCACGCCCAGATAGTGGTTCCGTTACTTTAGAAGACACGGTTTCCGAAAGAATACAACGTCGGGGTGACAGGATTTGAACCTGCGGCCCTCTGCTCCCAAAGCAGATGCGCTACCAAACTGCGCCACACCCCGATTTCCTGTTGTACTTTATCAGCCGGTCAATTCTGCGACACGGCACCGGCTCTAGGCACGGAGGACCAACAGGCATCCCTTAGGTGGTTGTGATTAAGGTGAGAATACCCTATCTCTTGATGATCTTTTGAAGACTTATGGTTTATCTTCGTTTCCACCGCATCCCTGCGGTAATCATCACGCCTAGCAAGTTACGCTCGCTACTCGTAAGGCTCGATGCTGTTCCACAGATTTCGATTCGCAAAGGGGAGCAAACCCTGTGCTGCACTACTTTCTCATGAACTACCCTCCGCTTGCGGCTTTGGGCAGACTGTGTTATCTCACGGACCACAGTTTTAAGGCGCTTTCACACCGAGCCGGGAAAGGCTTTTGCTTTTGTAATTTCATAACGGGACTTGAACCCGCAACGAACTGTTCATTATACAGTTGCACTGCCAATTGTGCTATATGATAGGTTGACGAGCGATGTGCTTTCCCAGAGGTTCCGTCGCCTTTTGGGCCACAGAATGCCTCACACCGCAAATATGCTTTCCTTGTCAGGTACTTACAATCTCCAAGGTTTTCATTGTGAATCCGCCGATCCACTCACTACCTCTTCATGGGTACCGCCCTCGCTTGACAGGCTTGGACTTCTTACCCTCACGATTCCAGATATCGCTTGCCCGGTGCACTTTTACTCTTGCGTAGAGTGGAGTCAGCATTCGCCATTCTCCGGTGCGGCTCACGTTACCCACAGCATCTTGACTAGATACTGTGAACGGAATTCGCATTGTATGGATTGGAGCAATGCCCCGATGGGTTGTCGTCCCACCTTTCACATAGTCACCTATGCTTATACGCCATACCGTGTTATTACTAACGCCACCGTGACGGGAATCGAACCCGCTTCATTCTTCCGTGACAGGGAAGTGACCAATCCAACAGTCACCACGGCGATAGTATGTTTCATTTCTCTATTGAGTTTGGATGATTTGACGTTGACATGTCAATCATATAAGCACACCCCGTAGGAATCGAACCCACGTACTCGGGTTTGGAAGCCGATGTTCTACCATTGAACTAGAGGTGTATATGTAGAATTTTGTATGCCTGCCCGAGAGAATTTAAGGTATTCACCACATTTCTGCTTCTCGCCCTGAGTTAGCCCGGTATCTACTCGGTTTCGTTTTCACGGAACCACCGCTCAGGTTTACTAGGGTAGTGACCCCTACGGGAATCGAACCCGCCCACAATAGAGTGAAAGTCTATCCGCCGAAACCAATACAGCGCTAGAGGCCAATCGCCAGCGTTATTACACTTTTTATCTGGCCTAACCAACGGGGGGAGAAGACATATTGTCTAGTGTACCCGATGTTGTTGTCAATCTTATCAGACCTTCGATTGACTGTCAAGGCGCACAAGCAACTCCCTGTGTGGATCGTCCAACCTTGTGTTACTAGTCTATGTTCTGCCTTGCCAAGTGTCAAGAGACAGTTTTAATCGTTGAAGAAGAACGTTTCCGAGGTTCTTCTTGCTTCCGCCGCGATCCTCGTGGCTTCTGCTGCAACGATAGCAGTTGCTTCTTGCGTAGTCAAGGGCTTTTCGGACTCTCTTGCGATCACCCAATTGTATGCGGTGTTGTCCTTGCCTTCAAAGCCTACACCAACAAGCCACTCATATCTACCCTGACCGAGCCTGTGCAAATCATCAAGTGTCATTTCACCCTTTGATTCGAACTCGTCGTCGGTGTAAATACCTAGGTAGTCACCGGCTTCTTCGGCTCTAACGAGATAGAGAATCTTGAAATGGTTGCGAACATTACCGGTACCTGCGTAGTGCTTTTGTACCGGCGCGAATGCACCTTTCCAGATATCTTCCATGCTCCCCATCAAGGAGTCGAACCTCGCTCTTTCGGTCCAGAGCCGAACGTAATGCCAATATACCAATGGGGAATGTAACGAGCGAGTAGCGGGAGTCGAACCCGCGCCAAATGATTGGAAATCACTTATGCTGCCGTAACACTTTACTCGCATTGCGTATTATCCACCGCGCCCGGTCCCTAGTTTCCTAGGTCATATTATTTATCCAGTTTACAGACCTAGGTCTTTTCTGTCAAGTCTGAGACGACGCATAATCTCGTCCTCATGTACCGGCGTGAAGTCATTGGCGTCAACACCAACAGAAATCATCCTCGTACCCTTGTTGGAAAAGGTAATCTGCTCAGACTGGTGAGTGTGCCCATGAATTAGCGGCACACCCTGATCGGTAGGACGCAATTTACTGTGTCGGTCAACAGCCGTGTGGTCGCCGTGGTAAGGGTAGTGAGAGAGCACGAACATCTGTCCCTGTAGGGCAAACTGCTCAACCTCTCCCCAGACCTCATCGAAAACCTCTAGGTAGTCGTCCATAAAACGATCCCTGCGAGCCTCCGACTCTAGAGACGATACACGGTCATGGTTACCGGGCACAAGTACCTTGAAACCGGGAAGACCCTTCATCTTGAAAAGACCATCCGGCCATGGACCCATCGCCACATCGCCAAGGTGAATCACCATATCATCAGCGGTCACCGTCTCATGCCAGTTGGCAACGAGCATAGCGTCGTGGTGGTCGATGTCCTTGTAAGGACGACCGTCTCCAAGGTGGAGAATGTTCTTGTGTCCGAAGTGCGTGTCACTTGTGAAAAATACAGTCATTACTTCTCCTTAATTAGAAGTAGAGCGAGGAAGAAAGTGCGAACCTTATACCAGAAAATCTTGGACTGCATGCTCTGCTGACCCTTTTCTGGAAGCCAGAAAGCCTTTCTTGCCGCACGCCATGAATCGGTAACTTCGACCATCAGTAGAAGACCGAGCCACGAGATAATAACAATCATAAGAACGGAGAAGAAAATGTCAAAACCGTCAAGAGTTCCGTCAAATACCCAGATTCGCAGGAGAAACCAGAGTGGCAGAAGCCAGACTCCTAGGATGACAAGAAACGTTACCATTTGAACTCACTTCTCCTTAATGAGAAAGAACTTGCCGAGAAGGATGCGAGCCTTTACAAACTCATGCGGATTACGCTCTTTCGGTACCGGCGACATGAAGAATGCCCGCCTGAGATTCTTCCTCTCAGCCCACATAAGCATCATGAAAAACAGAACTGGTGCGCCAACAGTTAGACCAAAGATCATGCCGAGCCAGTCCTTCATAGAAGTCTGACCATTTTCATCGATCTTTTCGTATGCAACCTCACGAATCAGGAAGTAATCCATGACAAGCCAGAGGAAAGTGACAATCAGTCCGATCATTTGAAATCCCTTGCCTTAATCTTGGTGATGATTCGCCTACCGGCGCGGTCAAATAGCGGGACAGCAGGCACAGCAATAACACCCTCTGCCTCAAATGGACCCCACATAGAGCGAAGACCAGTGAACTTGCTGCTGATGTGAGCGATCTTACCACCAGACATACTAAGCATGCAACCTGTCCTCACAAGTTCGAAACCCTCATGCAAGGTGCTGCGACCCAGCACAGGAACGGACTCTAGACCAACCTTGGCACAGAAATCATCAACGTCCTTACGGAGAAGCCAGAAGTCTCCGACCTTAATATCAAAAGCGACGAACTCAGCAGTATCTGCATACTTACCGCCGCCGTTGATCCTCGGACCATAACCTTCACCATAGACGGTAAGTTCCTTGATATCGCGCTCATCCATGACAGCAGCCACAGACTTATTGACATACTGACACAGTTCCATAAGACGCTCCATGAGAGGCTTTGGAATCTGAGCATTGTCGGTACGGCCAGCAATGTCAAAAGCGGCGGTACCATTCTTGTTGTTCTCAAAATAGAGACGAATGTTGGTACCGTCCACCTTCTCGGTGAACTCCCACTCTAGACGAGACAGGTATTCCAGTTCCGGCATGCACCACTCACCGTGGAGCATCTTTCCCTTTTCGTCGCGCTTAAATGGCGCGTTGATCTTGTGATACTCAGTCATTAAATCCTCACTTGCAGGTGGGATCAGCAGTCACCGAGACAGCACGAGCCTCACTCTGACCGCCACCGTTGGTCGTGGTCGAGTAACGAATACCGTCAACACAGACGGTAGCAACGTTGGCGTAACCGTCAGGCATTTCGATAATGGTGACAGGCTTGTTCACGCGCTTCCCAATAGGAGCGTCCTTGAACGTCTCGTTGAACTTGTCGAAGCCTCCACCGGCACCGCTACCACAAGCAGTAAGCGAGACAGCGGCAAGTGCAGCAACAGCGGCAAAAACAATCTTCTTCATTTTGACTCCTAAGTGGTCGTTGATGTTGAGACTAGATTACACACTGTTGCTGCACCTGTCAACAGTCATTCCCCAAGAAGGTTCTCAGGGATGGTGTCTGGCACAAGATCGCCAGCGTTCAGATACTCACAGTAGTCCATGATGTTATCAAGATTGTCAAGGATGAGTCCACCCATCTGTACTCCATGTTGACAGGTAGTTCCTTGAACAGCGGCCTCAACAACACCATCGGCGTATGCCCTGACCATATCCTTAATTCCAGTAACAGAAATAAAGACCTCACCATCGATGACGCGGGGCTTCATGACATTATCAATAGCATCCTTAGTCATTTCATCGACTTCGAACTGATCCTCTTCCATGTTTCTCCTTATCCGAACGCTATACGTTCTATTGCTGACTTACGCGGAACGTGGCCGATAACACACATCCAACAGTGGTAGGTGCTGTGGTCGCATTCCTTTGGTGTCTTTTGCATTGTCGCAGGCCATGCGGAAGGCTGCGGACCAGAGAAACACTCTGGACATTCTTCACCGGGGAAAAGTATCCTGCCGTTCATACAAAGATCACAAGTCTCGGGTCTTGGACCCTTCAATGATCTTTCTCTACCGCGCTTTGGTAGTTCACCGTTTTCGTCGTAGGTCAAGTCAGACTTACGAGCGTTACAGACGCGGTGCATCAACTGTAGGTTATCCAAACCCCACGTCTTCTCAAAAGGCCAACCCTCTTCGTTAGCCTTAACCTGTGGGTAGATGTGGTCAAGAGATAGACCGTATCTTGAATCTGGGTCGGGATCAAACGGCAATCTACAACCGGGGTACTGACACTTGTAGCCGTCACGCTCAATCAAAGCAGCGATAGCAGCCTGTCTGTCGAATTGTATCTTACCACTAACCATAACTAGCGTCATTTTACCCTCCTTAGTTAAAATAGATTTTTGCCGCTAAATCTCGGACATACTTCCCGTAGTGCTTCGTAACGCTACCGGGCGGTGTCCCATTTGTCAAGACATATTCCGACAGAAGGTCTTGTAGATTAAACAAGCCAGAGGGGCAGAGAATTACCTCTTCTTCTCCTACCTTTATCTTAGCAAATTTCATAGGATTTGGAATGTGCTTTATTGAACATTCACAATTACTATCTACTTCACTACTTCTTGTAAGAACATATTCTAAGTTCATTTTAGTCCTCAAATCAACGCTTGTCAAGACCCCAACACCTTCCAACCTTGCATCCACGTTGAAAGTTCCGGTGGCATGTCCGGCTTTGGAGCCTTGATCGGTGCCACTTGATTTTCAGGTTCTGGTGCTGTAGGCTTAGACCTCTTGATCGTGCTCAACGTCATTACCTCAATCTCGGCCAACTCTGGCCTTGGCGTGTGCGCGATAGAATTAAAGATCGCTCCACAGATAGAGTCGGAAAAGTCCTTCTTTCCACTACGGGAGTGGTCGATCTTGTCTGCCTTTGTCACTCGCAGAGCCAGCAACTCGTCAACGAATAGATCATTGTTAGGCGCTGACAGTCTTCCTTCATGAACCACCATTGCCATGTCGGTATAGTGCTTCTTTGCTACGGAGAGAATTTCACTTCTGATTCCGTACCGGCGAAGTTCATTCATGATATCGTGACTGTTCCAGCGGTCGAAGGTGACCAAGGAAAGATCGAAGCCTCTTCTTTGTAGGGAAAGAATGTACTCACGCACGTCAGCGAAGTCTACAGTCTTGTCTGAGGTAGGTGTCCACCAACGAACTGCATCGACCTTCACATACGGAGCCGGTTCTGTCAAGTCTGCACCGATCTGCCTTGTCTTCCAGTATTCCACGTGTGCCATTGTGACAACACAACGGTCAATCTTCTGAGCAAGGTCAACGTGAATGAAATATTTCTTGCCTTCCTCTGGTTGGAACCACTCTTGGAATCTGTTTTGATCGTCGACACCATTCTGACCACGGAAGGCATTTTCCATTGCCTCACGGTCCTTGAAGAATGCGTCTACAGCCTCAGGAGGCATGCAGGCAAAACGAGAAAGAGCATCTACAGGATTAGACAAAAATGCTTCCTTGTAGTGTTCGATATTCTTGGTTGGGTTAACCTCCCACGATGGTCGCTTTAGAGCAAAGACACGAGGCTGGGCGTAGCGGATAATGTGATCCTCTTCCCACTGAATCGTGAATTCATTACCCTCTGTACCGGGCGGCAAGTCCTCGTGAATAGCGAACGTGTGCTCACGAATGACAATCTGCTTTTCACCATACGTTGGTGGGTTACCGTGTGGATTACC